ATGTAAATGTTCCAGATGGAATTGAAAAAACTTATATCGTAGCTGATAACACTACAAGAGCAGGTTTCACATTAACTATTAAAACTGTATCAGGAACAGGTGTTACTATTCCTGCAGGTAAAACTGTAATGGTTTTCTCTGATGGTACAAATGTTGTTGATGTATTTTTCTTAAAAGATGTTGTTGAAGATACTACACCTCAATTAGGTGGTGATTTAGATGCCAACGGAAACAACATTCTAATTGATAACGGTAATTCAATTAATGATGAGAATGACAACGAACAAATTAAATTTGCAACTACTGCTTCTGCTGTAAACGAAATGACTGCAACCAATGCAGCTACAGGAAATGCTCCTGAGTTATCAGCAACAGGTGGAGATACAAATGTAGATTTAAATTTAACACCTAAAGGTATTGGAAGAGTTACTTTAAACGGTGGTGGTAAAATCGAACAATTAGCTGAAAAAGTTACTACAGAAGCAACTGCTGCTACAGGCACAGTTAACTATGATGTTTTAACTCAAGCTGTATGGAACTTCACTACAGATGCTTCAGCAAACTGGACTCTAAATCTTAGAGGTGATGGATCAAATTCTTTAAATAGTATTATGGATACTGGTGAATCAATTACAGTAGCTCATATTGTTTCACAAGGTGGTACTGCATATTACAATTCAGCTGTACAAGTTGACGGTAGTGCAGTTACTCCAGAATGGCAAGGTGGATCGGCACCTACATCTGGAAACGCTAGCTCACTTGACGTATACACTTACACTGTTATAAAAACTGCAGATGCTACTTTTACAGTATTAGCAGCGCAAACACAGTTTGCATAATAGGAGGATTATAGAAAGATGCCTTTATTAGGAACAATTGGAGCTTCTTCAGCAAGAGGTTTTGGAAGAGGTGGAAAAGGATTTACACCATTTACAGCAACATATTTAGTCGTCGCTGGAGGCGCTGGTGGAGGCTGTGCGTCAGGTGGATCTTCTGGCGGAGGGGGAGCTGGAGGATATAGAACTTCTTACAATTGTGAAACTTCTGGTGGAGGTGGAGCAACTGAATCTGCAATAGAATTTGCTGCAGCTGGAGATTATACTATTACTGTTGGAGCAGGTGGAACTGGTCAATTTTGTGGTGGGGGATGTTCGCAAGGTAGTGACTCAGTATTAAATTATGGAACATGTTCTTCTATCACCTCTCTTGGAGGTGGTGGGGGCAATCGAGATTGTGGAAGCATAGGAGGATCAGGAGGAGCAGGAACTTACAATGCTAGAGGACCTGCTACTTTTGCAGGAACTGCAGGTCAAGGTAGACCTGCTGGTCAAGGTTCAGGTTTAACATCACCGACATTTAACGTGTCTTCTGGTGGAGGCGGTGGAGCTTCTGGAACTGGAGGAAACGCACCACCAGCAGCTCAAGGTGGAAATGGAGGAGCAGGTCAAACAAGTACAATTTCAGGAAGCTCTGTCACTAGAGCCGGAGGCGGTGGCGGAGGTTCACGATCTTCACAAGGTTCAGGAGGTCCAGGTGGCGGAGGAAATGCTACAACATCAAATACTACACCGGGAGGTGGAGGAAATGGATCAACCAATACTGGTTCAGGTGGAGGAGCAAACAATCAACCGGGATCTGGAAGTTTTGCAGGTAACGGAGGATCAGGAATTGTTTATATAAGACTTCCAGCTTGTGCTAGTGCTTCAGTTGCACCAGGAACAAATACAATTGCACCTGCACCTGGATGTGAACAATTAGCAACCTTTACAGTAACAGGAACATTAACAGTAGAATAATATGGCACATTTTGCAGAACTTGATGAAAATAATATTGTAAAAAGAGTTATTGTTGTAGGTAATGATGTACCTACTGCAAATGGGCCTTTAGGTGAAAATGATATGCATGTTGATGGTGAAACATATTGTAAAAAATTATTTGGAGGAAATTGGAAACAAACTTCGTATCACGGTAATTTTAGAGGAACATACGCAGGTAAAGGATTTAGTTTTGATGTTTCTAAAAATAAATTTATACCACCTCAACCTTATCCATCATGGTCATTAAATGCACAAGATAGATGGGAAGCTCCAATTTCAAGACCATCTATAGAAAGCTATGATGATAACGGAGTAGATACTCCTTATACAATTTCTTGGTCTGAAGAAAATTTAAGATGGGAAGGAATTGATAATAATCAACAAAATAATTATTGGGATCCTAATACATCTACTTGGATTCTTATTTCTTAAATTGACAAATAACATATAATTGATATAAAAAATTCATAAAGTAATAAATTATGAATTTGGTAAACTATTATTGGTATTTTAAATCTGTTATACCTGAAAGAATATGTAATGAAATAATTAAATACGGAAATCAAAAACAAGACAGAATTGCAGTTACAGGTAATTTAGAACAATTAAAAAAATTAAATAAAAAACAAATTTTAGATTTAAAGAAAAAAAGAGATTCTAATATTGTATGGTTAGATGATAGGTGGATTTATGATTTAATACAACCATACATACGTACTGCAAATAAAAATGCAGGTTGGAATTTTGAATGGGATTGGTCTGAACCATGTCAATTTACTAAATATAAAAAGGGACAATTTTATGATTGGCATTGTGATAGTTTTGATCAACCATATAATGAAAAACATATCTATAAAAATTTTCATAATAAAACTAGAAAATTATCTGTAACTGTTTCATTATCGGACCCTAAAGATTATAAAGGTGGTGAGTTAGAATTTGATTTTAGAAATAATGATCCAGATAAAAAAAGAAATATTGTAAAATGTAAAGAAATTTTACCCAAAGGATCTTTAGTTGTATTTCCTTCATTTGTTTGGCATAGAGTATGTCCAGTTAAAAATGGAGAAAGATATAGTTTAGTAATTTGGAATTTAGGAAAACCATTTAAATGAGTAATAGTTTAGAATATAATTTTTATTATTCAGGTCCTTTATTATTTAAAACAAAAATAAATAATCAAGATTTAATTAAATTAAAAAAATTATGTAAAAAAGATAAAAACAAAAACTGTGGAAATAGATTAGCTGGAATTATTTCAGGAGAATATGAAATTGATAAAATAAAATATGAAAAGATTATACAAAAATATTTAAATATATTTTTACTAGCTTATCAAAATTGGTACGATGAAAAACTTGATTTTAAATTAAAAGTTAAAACCGTTTGGGTTAATTATATGAAATCAGGAGACTGTAATCCTATACACATACATACAAACTGTAAATTTTCATCTGTACTTTTTGTAGAAAAACCAAAAAATTTGTCTCAAGAAATTTTAGATTTTAAAATTAATAAAAACAAAAATTCAATACCTGGTGGTTTAATTTTTGATTTAAACCAAGCTATGGAATATCACATTTTTAACAAAAGTTTTGAACCAAATGTTGGTGACTTTTATATATTTCCATATAATGTAAAACATTCAGTAAATAGTTTTAAATCAAAAGGAGAAAGAATTAGTATAGCAGCTAATTTTATATAATAAAAGGAGAAAATAAATGAACAAATTTTCAAAAGAATTAATAAGTCACTTAGAAAGTGGAATTACTAGTTGAAACCCAGTAAAATAAATAAGTTAAATAATTTCATAGCAGGCTGGTACATAAACGAAAAAGTCTGTGATGATTTAATTAATTATTTTGAAAGATATCCAGAAAAAAAACCTGGAGGAATTGGAATAGGCAATGAATTAAAAATAATTAAAGATAAAAAAATATCAACAGACATTGTTATTTATCCTAATAATAATGATATTGAAATTAAAAATTACTATAAACAATTAAATAAAGTATTAGAAAAATATAAAATGAAATACATATATTGTAATATAAATCAAAATGAATGGAGTATTATAGAACCATGGAACATTCAAAAATACAATCCTAAAGAGGGGTTTTTTAAAGAACATTGTGAAAGATCTACATTATCTACTTCACCTAGACATCTTGTATTTATGACATATTTGAATAATGTCACAGATAGGGGAGAAACACATTTTCTATATCAAAAATTAAAAGTAAAACCTGAAAAAGGATTAACTTTAATTTGGGGAACAGACTGGACTTTTACTCATAAAGGTATTACATCTCCAACTCAAACAAAATATATTACTACTGGTTGGTATAGTTATAGGAATTATTAAAAATGGTAGATAAATGAACAAATTTCCAAAAGAATTAATTAGAAATGAATATTTTAGTTGTCCAATATGGACAGCTTATGAACCTAGTTTTTTAAAAAAATTAAATAAAGCATCTGATTCATATATTAAAAAATCCAAAGCTTTATTTAAAAAAAGTATAGACGACAGAAATAAAAAATTTGGAAATAAAGGTGATATGGGACATGTTTTTCATTCAACTACTTTAATAAATGATAAAAATTTTTTTGATTTACAACAATATGTAATAGCAACATGTCATAATTTGATAGATGAAATGGGTTTTGATTTAACTAATTACAAAATGTTCATGACAGAAATGTGGGTACAAGAATTTGCTAAAGACGGAGCTGGTTTTCATTCTATGCACACTCATTGGAATGGACATATGTCTGGTTTTTATTTTTTAAAATGTAGTGAAAAAACTTCATTACCAATTTTTGCAGACCCAAGACCTGGAAATGTAATGAATTTATTACCTGAAAAAAATAAAAGTAATATTACTTATGCATCAACTTTAATTAATTACAGAGTTAAACCAGGAACATTTGTATTTTTTCCATCATATCTTCCACACGAATATGTGGCAGATATGGGTTATGATCCATTTAGATTTATACATTGGAACTGTCAAGCAATTTCAAAAGGAGTATTAAATGTTCAAAAAAAATAAATATGTTATTATAAAAAATTCTGTTTCAAAAGAATTAATTAATTTTATTTATAATTATTTTTTAAATAAAAGAAATGTAGCAAAATATTTATTTGATAATAAATTAATTTCTCCTTTTACAGAATATTTTGGAAGGTGGACTGGTGAACAAGTTCCAAATACATATGAACATTATTCTGACATAGTTATGGAAACTTTATTACAAAAACTAAAACCCTTAATGGAAAAATATACAGATTCAAAATTAATTGAAACATATTCTTTTGCAAGAATATATAAAAAAGGAGATGTTTTAAAAAGACATAAAGATAGATTTAGTTGTGAAATATCAACCACATTAAATTTAGGTGGAGATCCTTGGCCGATATATTTAGATCCAACAGGAGGCTATGGAAATGAAGGTAAACAAATAAATTTAAAACCAGGAGATATGCTAGTTTATTCTGGTTGTGAATTAGAACATTGGAGAGATGAGTTTAAAGGAAAAAATTGTGGTCAAGTTTTTTTACATTATAATAAAGCTAATTCAAAAAAAGCAAAAGAAAACAAATTTGATACTAGACCTATGATTGGTTTACCTGGATTTTGTAAAAAATGAATATAGAAAAATTATTTCCTACACCTATTGCATTTAGTAGAAATAGTAATCACAATAAAATAAAAAATAAGTTAATTAGAACATGTAATATTTTAAAAAATAAAATTAATACAGGGGGAAAAAATTGGGCATCTAAAGTTTATAATACTTGTCAAAGTTATAACATACACACCGATAAAAATTTTATAAAAGTAAATAATTTTGTATTTACCGAAGTAGATAAATTTGCATATTCTTTAAATTTTACGGGTAATAAAATATTATGTTCAAACAGTTGGTTTAATTTTTATAGTAAGTATGATTACCAAGAATATCACGATCATGATGGAGCAGATATTTCTGTAGTTTATTTTTTAAAAGGGTCAAAAAATACAGGTGATCTAATGTTTAAAAGCCCTGAGCCTCCAGGAATATTTTCTGTATATGATCCTAAAAATGAATTAACTTTTAAAACTGCTAGAGTAAAACCAGAACCAGGTTTATTAGTATTATTTAAATCTAATTTAATTCATGGTGTTGATCAAAATAAAATTAATGAAACCCGTATTTCATTGGCATACAATTTTAAAGTTATAAGACAATGAATATTTTTAAAAACTCTATATTCTTGGATAAAGAAAAAACAATTTTAAAACATAAAATACCTAATGAATTATTTAAAGAAATAATTATATTTGTTAAAAAGGCTCAACAAAAAAGAAAATCAAAATATTCTTTTTTATTAAATCATTTAAATAGCGGAAAAAATGATTTTCAAATAAGTGTCGATACAGATATTTTTGAAAAATCTTTTATGTTTGGTTATCTTATAAAGTTAGGAGAATATTATTTTAATTTAAAATCTAATGATAGAAAAATAAGAATGAGAAGACTTAATGGTCATTTTGACCACTATGATTTTTGGATTAATTTTACAGAAAAAAATTCCATTAATCCTAAACACGCTCATCCAGGAACTTTATCGGGTGTAATATATTATACAGATTCGTATAATCATTATACAGAATTTGATAATAAAATTAAATATGGTGGTAAATCAAAAGAAATTCTTTTGTTTCCATCTAATTTAGGACATGAAGTAAAAAAGTATAAAAATAATAAAACCAGAATAACACTTTCATTTAATCTAGAATTATTATGATAGACTATTGGTATTGGGAAAGTTTTTTTTCTTTAAAAGAACTAAAAGACATAAATAAAATATGTGAAACTCATAAAGTTAAAAATTATGAAGACGTAAAAGCAGAATATGCTACTAAAACATCTTTAGTTAGTGGCGTTCATTACAAAGATATAAAAGATAAAATTAATAATGCATATCAAGAAATAATATCTGTAAACAATGAAAATTTTGGATACAATTTATTTAACATATCAGATTTACAAATATTAAATTTTAATAAATATAATTCAAAACAAAAATCAGAGTATTCTTGGCATTGTGATTCTTCTAATAATCATATCAATGATATTAAATTTACATTTTTAATTAATACTTCTTTAAAAAAATATAAAGGAGGAGAATTTTATTTCTTTTTTGGAAGACCTGTTACAATAAATGCATTTAATAAACCAGGAAGTATGATATTGTTTAAATCTTTTTTACATCATAAAGTAAGTCCTGTTATTAAAGGAGAGAGAAGTTCTTTAGCAATGTTTTTAAAAGGACCTAAATTTGTTTAAAGACAAATTAATAAATATTAAATATCCAGATAAAAAAGAAACTTGGAACGTAGCAGGTATTATAAAAGGTCAGAATGGTTTTTATAAATTTGATACTAGACCTATACAAAAAACTAAAGATGGTGAAATAGGTAAATACAGTTCTTTCAATACTAAAGCAGATAAAATGGTATTTGAATCTAAATCTAATTGGATTATAGTTGATGTTGAGGAATTACATCAATATTTAAAAGAAAAGAAGCTTAAAAAAGTTTATTTACAGGATTTGATATCCAAGCTAGATTGGAACATAATTTTAAGTAAATAGCCTTATCTTTATAGATATAAGGTATTAGTGTATAATACTGTCATGCCATTAACAAAAGTACAGTTTGCACCAGGATTTAACAAACAAGCATCAGACTCAGGGGCTGAGAACCAATGGGTCGATGGTGACTTTGTTAGATTTAGATATGGTATGCCTGAAAAAATAGGTGGATGGCAAGAGATAATAGATAAACGACTTGTTGGAGCTGCAAGAGATTCACACAGTTGGGCTGATTTAGATGGTAGAAGATACATAGCCTTTGGTACAAACAAAATTTTAT